TCGCGCACGCCTTCAAGGGCGTTGTTGACCGGCGCGAGATCAAGAAGCGCGTTTTGGAACTGAGGCGCCGGGAGGTTGGCGTAGTAGTTGGGCATTAGGCCTTGCCCCCCTTATTCCAGAGGGCGTTGTAGCCCGATATGCCGGTCCCGACGACGCCGAGGAGGTTGTTCAAACCTATGTTGCGCGACGAGGCCATCGCGTTTCCGTAGTTGATGGCCTGCCCTGCTTTCGTTGCCCCGTATCCGTAGGCGTTATCACCTTGCGCAGCGCGCACGTTTGATTGCGCGCCCGTCGCCTGGAAACCTTGCTGACCAGCATCACGATACCGGTCCAAATACGTCCCGTAATTCTGCTGCAGCACCCTTTGCGCCGCCAACTGAGCCTGACCGCCGCCGCTCGCGCCGCGCGCGTTCAAGTTCCGCAGAAGCGCGTTGCTATCCTGGGCCAACCCGCCCTGAAACAGCGGATCAGACGTGAGCATGCCCTGCGCTGACGATCGTGCATCTGCACCATTGAGCCCGAGGAGCGCGTTGTAGGTGTCCTGACCTTTGGAGCCTGCCTCGACATACGGGTCATAAGCGCTCGCCGCTTGACCGTAGTACCCCTGGCTATCCGCATAGCCTTTATCGAGGGCAGCGTTTGCCTGGTTATTCGCGTTGCGAATGTCCTTGCGCTGCGCTGAGCCTGTGAAGCTTGAAAAGAACCCCATCTTGTCCCTCGTAGATTATGCGAATGCTGCAGTCGCGCCGGTAGAACCGGCCGCAAGAGAAACCGTCAGGACGGGACTAATAGTCGCCCCAGCCGTTGCGTCATAACGGGCGCAAGTCAGGCGCGTGCCGTTGCCGCTGCCGATATCCGCTAGCGTGTCTGTGACTTGAGTTACGCCACCAGACCACGACGGTGCGCCAGTGTTAGTCCCGTCGTTAATTCCGCACGCTGCAAGCAAGAACCCGTTGTCTGGGACCGCTACCGAAGTGGACACTGGTGATGTGTCGTCGGTACTCGTTGCTGTTGGTGTCGTGCTGATCAAATATTTGAAAGCGAATACGTCCACCACTGATGACGAGATATTATTTGCCGTGGTGAACACGACGCTGCCGCTTGTTCCCGTTGGAACAGAGGCGCCCCAAAGTTCGCAGCACGCTCCTCCGACCGGAGTTCTCCGCGCTATTGGGGATGCCGAAACACCTCCGATGGTACAGGTGCTAATGTTGACCGTCAGAATGGTCGCAATTGCAACGACCAGATATCGCGTATCGTCCGCAGACCCAAAAGAAAGACCTGAATGAGTATGCGTAGTCGTTGCGGCCGTTACCTGAGTGCCCGTGTCGGTGTATGTCATCGTCGCGGGCGGCTTGCCGAATGTGAACTGACGCCTCACGTGCGTGCGAACCAAACCGTCAGGCGAAGATTGACGCACGAACTGTTTGAGCTGATCGTGAGCGTCGTGGTGTCGGCCACGGCGACAGTGTTGGCGCTCGTGTGCGTTTTGGTTTGCAAGGTCGTAGAAACTGAGTTGGCGCCGCCGCCCAGAGCGGTAGAACCGATTTTGAAAGTCGCCGTGCAGCTTCCCGACGAGCACTTACTATCGACCTGAGAGATCGTGTAGCCGTAGGGCGCATTGATCTCGATCGGATAGTCGCCGTTTGCTGGGTAAGCGATAGTAACGTCGAACGCGTCTTGCTCTGCTGCTGCTGCAGCTATCGCGGCATTAGCCGCGCGCGCTGCCTTGTCGAGACTTTGCAGATACCGATAGCCGTGCTCTGTCGTTTGACCCTTCGGGTCGTTCATTGCCGAAGGCTGAGGGATCGGCAGGAGGTCAGCCATTACGCCCCCACCCGATCCACATCAGCGCTCATACCGTAAATCGCCCGCTTGACCTTGGCCGAGCACGACAGCTTGAACACCCGCCCGTCCTCTCCCGACTGTCCGAGCCGGTGAGTCCGAACGCGCGTCGTTTTCCGGCCCATCTGTCCGAGTTTCAGCAAGCGTTGTCCGGCAAACGTCTCGCCGCCATCGTCTGACCAGGAAACCATCAGTTCAGGATCGATGTCCTGCGCATCACCGACGCCCGTTCCGACGCCTACTTGAACGTCGATAAACAGCGAGTTGAACACCAGCGGATACGGGAACGCGTGAACCGGCGGCAGCACGATTTCCGACACAAGCGGATCACCCGCCTCGTCGTAGAAATCCGCGCTCATCTTATAGAGCTTGCCGCTCGTCGCATCGCCCGCGATCAGCTTTCCGTCAAACGCCGTGACAGTCGAAATCTTCCAATTGCTCTGACCGTAGCTCATGCGCTCATGCCAGAACTGCGTTGCGGTATCGTAAACCCATGTCCAACTGTCCGATGTGATCGCATAGAACGTATGGCCGTCCTTGACCCACGTTGCCGCCTTGATCATCGATGGATCGGCCAGATCCTCAATTGCACGTTCGACCGCGTTCGTTGAAATCCGAACCGCGTCATAGCCGTTGAGCATTCGCACGGTGCGGTCATGGCCCACGAACGCCAGCGTCTGCTCAATCGCTAGAATGCTGCCCGCAGACAGCACGCCAATATCGATCGAAGTCACCCGCTCGAACGGGAAATCCGCGGCATCCGTGTTGCGGTGGAACTCGATCGACCGTTCTCCGCCGATGACGGCCTGAGACTGCAGCGCCGACACGACGACAACAGCATCGGGGTTTGCATCTGCTCTCGTATAGTCCAGCGCATCCCATGCCGTCGCATCATCGATCGCGCCGATCTGCCAGGTGTTGTTCGCCGTGCCGATGACAAAATACCCGTCTACAAACGACAGCGACGTCGGCGCCAGCAAATCAACGTCGGTCACCTGGGTCAAAACATCCGCTCTGATGTTGTACATCAGGCCATCGCAGACGATGCCAGTGTCAGGAGATGACCGGCGGTTGCGCGCCATGAACACCGGAGCATCTTCCGAGATGTTCATAGAACCAAGAAGCGTGACCGTGCCGTTGGTCGTGATCTTATAAGCCCGCGTTCCGGCTACGCAGTAGATAACCCCGTTGACCTCGATCCCCGAACGAACACCACCGTTTGCACTATCAAGCAGCGCAAACCCTTCGAGCCCATCACTCGCATAAATAGGCCACGGCACCTTCCCCTCTTCACCAGCGCTTTCAGCGTAGCAATTTATCAGACGGGCAGAACCGCCTTGTGCGTAGCGAGCAGGGTTCGAACGTGTGCCGAGAGAGACGGGGACGATCTTGCCCATCAAAAGTCGTCCGCATAAGACACGGTTCCGGCAGACATCTTGTGCGTGTAGCGGCGCATCCGGCGCTTGTGCACGAGCTCTAGCGCTTCCATCTCTTTCGGATCACGCTGGCGACCGAATGCGCTCTCGCAATGCAACGACACGAGATCCGTGAGCGGCGGGAAGACCAACAGAGGGATTTCAGCATTTTCCCAATAGGCGATTTCTTCGAACCGAAGGCCCTCCATCAGCTCGGAGTAGCGCCTGACAATCATGTCATGGTCTGACGCTTCTACCGTCGAGTTGGAATCGACAGCGCCAATCTTTTCCATGACCGCGTGTGACAGCTCAGTCAGACTGCGCGTCGTCATCGGTCACGTCCTTTTGTGCTCGCCGCGCGCGCTTTTTCACAGGCTCTTCGACAACAGGTTCGGATTCAGCCTCCGCCTCAACTTCAACCGCAACTGCCTTCGGCGCTTTAACGGGCACATCTTGAACCTGCTCAAAAAGTGCGCTGCTGGACAGCTTCTTGATTGCGTGCTCGTCTGTCACGTCATGCACGGTTCCGTTCATCCATTTGAACCCGAACCATTCCGTGAATTCGCCGCCAATGTATTTGAACTGCATGCCGATCCCTCAAAAGGGAAGGGCCAAGTTTCCCCGGCCCTTCCTGTTTATGTTACGAGGCGACCAGCGCCGTGGTCGAATAGTCTTCATCCACGAATCCTTCGAGGATGACCTTGATCGTGCCGGCGGCCGGCGTACCGGCCGCGGTGTTCACATACGCCTTGATGAGCGTGCGCGCGGTGTATTTGTAGAGAACGCCAGTAGCGGCGAGCGCGACAGACGTTCCCGCGGCCTGACCGGTCGTGATTGCCGCCATGAGCCGGTCTTCGTCGCCGTCATCACCAACGTCCCAAACCATCGAGGTACCGCCGTCGATGTCGGTCGAGTTGAACGTGATGTTCGTCACAACGAAGCCCTTGGGAACCCAAAACAGGCCGACCTCGTCGTTGTTGTTGTCGATCATCGCCGTGGTAATCGCGACGATGGCCGGAAGCACGATCTTCTGGCGCGCCCAGCCCGGCGAAGAATAGACCTTCCCGTAGCTTGCCGATTGAGAAGTTGCGTAGATAGCCATTGGTTCTAGTTCCTTCTCATTAGGCCACAGCGGCGTGGTAGACAGTCACGATGCCAACGTCCTTGCCGTTGTTGGGACCGTTCGTGTTGTTGTTCCAACGAAGCTTGTCGATGCCGTGCGCCATTTCGATGCCGACGCCTTCGACAAATCCGTAGTCGTCTTCCGTCTTCTGCGTTGGCGTTGCCAACTGCTTGTTGACGTACCCGATCGACTGCGCACCGCAGAGGAACGATGCGCCGCAAATGATCGATCCGTTCGAGAACGTCGTTTCCGGGTTCGACGTCGAACCGTTGCGCGGCTGATAGAACTCCGGGATCTCGCGGAAGATGATGCCGTCATAAATCAGGTCGCCGTCCTGGAAGAGCGGGTTCGAGTCCATGCCGCTACCCTCACGGGCGCGTGCGTCACGGTTCGCGTTCAGCATCGTGGTGCTCTGCTTCAGATCGCGGAAGCCGAGCGGATGGCAGAACATCACGTAGTACTCACGGCCCTGCGTTCCCGTCTTGAACGGACGGATGATCGGGCGCGCCTGGCGAGCCATGAAGCGGGCCAGAGAAGCCATATCCGTCGAGAGCTTGTCATCCGTGTTATCGACGGCGGACAGGCCCGTCGCGTGCGTGGCCGAGTAGTTGGCCTGCGTCTTGCCAAACAGGATGCGGTCCACGTTGTTGGCTGCGAACGTGTTGCGCGTTCCAGCGGACGCTTCCGAGAACTTCGTGCCGTCCGACATCTTATGCAGGCTGTCGATGATCTGGTACTTGATACGCTCGGCAGACCATTCCTTCAGACGCGGGCGTGCGGCCTGCATGAAGTCCACGAAAGACTTCTTGCGTTCCTTCTTGGTCGCCGTGACCGCGTTGCGGTAGTACTCCCAATTGATGTCCTGGTAGTACTGGCCGATTTCTTCTTCCGAACCGGACAAGAGCGAGTTGCCCGATACGCCGTCGCCCTGCAGCCGGCCCATGAGCGGGATACGGATCGTATAACCGTCGGTCTTGAGATCGTTGACGACGTGAATGATGTCTGTTTCGGCATCGCCCATGTACGGTTCGAAACCAGAGTCCCGGAGATATTCACCGATGAACTTTGGTTTCCACTTCGTCAGGTCCAAGCCTGACAGTGTATTGGTAGTTGCCATGTTCTATGATCTTTCGTGATCAGGGTTGAAGACCACGAAGCGACCGATCACCGGCGTTTTCTGTCCGTTGAAAACATTCCGGCAGCGATTGCTTCGTCGCTGACAGGCTGCGCACCCTGAGGCCCTGACGCGGTTGCGTCGTTGAGCGATCCTGGAAAGCGCTGCGGCTGTTGAGGCGTCTGCCCCGGCATCACCGACACGCGACCGTTCTTGAGGTCTTCGATGGTCTTCTGGCGCTCTTCCTCACGAATGCGTTTTTCGAACGCATCGACATCATCGCCGACACGCTGGCGGTTCAACTGGCTCTTGTGCCATTTGACCAGATCAGCGAACGCATCTGGACGATGAATGAAATGCTGCGTGACGTTCGCTTGCTGGGCTGCTTGCACGGCCGCGTTCACGACCTCATCACCGAACTTGTCGCGGGCACGGCCCTCGGAAAAGTTCAGCGATTGATTGAGCAGCCTTTGCTCGAACGCCTGTTGCAGGTGAGAAAACGCGCCTTCCGGGTCCGTCAAAGGATCGGGCGGCGGTGGTGGCGGGTTTTGAGCCGCCTGGAATCTGCGCTGCATCGCTTCGAGTTCGCTCTGGTAACGGCGAGCGTTCTCTTCAGCTTGCTGGCGCAGACGCGCTTCATCATCGAGAGACTTTCGCGTTCCGCGATGTTTCTCTCGCTCTTCATGAAGCGCCGCATGAGGGACAAAACGTCCGTTGTCTGGATCACGGAATCCTTTGGGCTTGGGGTCTTCCTTTGGCTCTTCCGTCGCGTCCGGCTTCTCAGGCTCTGCCTGTTCGGCTTTCGGCTCCGGCTCTTGAACCTCGGGTTCATCCTTGGGAACGGCGAAATCGGCTCCCCTGTCGCGGCCTGAAGAAAACAGTCCTTCCAATACGGCATCGTCTGCCGACTTTTCAGTCGTCATTTGTCCATCTCTCCGCTTTGTCGTAGCTGGTCACGAAACGTCCCCGTATCGCCGGGACGGACGCGAATCCTTCGATGTCGCTCGAAGGCAGCGAAACGCTGGTTAGGCCAGCGAGGCCACGCACGTCAGGCGTACTTACTCGTCACGCAAATAGTCTTTAAACGGCTTTTCGAGATCGCCGTCCCGGCCAACGACACGGGCCTTTGATTCTGCCGCCGGCGGCGCTACGCCTTTGAGCGCGCCGCTCGAGTACTTGCCGCGGCCTTTGAGGAAGTCGAAGCGGTCCTGAGCCTTTACGGGATCGTTATCGCAGAGCCGCAGACACTCAAGCCTCAGCAATTCGTCATCCATCAAAACGCTCCCATACCTGGATCAATCGGCAACCCGCCCGGCATCTGATCCGGTGGCGGCATACCCTGCATCAGCGGATTCATCGGTGGCTGACCTTGCTGCTCATCGCCTTCGGGCTCTGGCTGCGGCATGGGCTGCATCAATGCCATCTGTTCGAGTGTCGGCTCCCGGTACTGAAGCGGGAAAGCCTGCATTGCAGAGAACGCCATGCCAAGATCAGGCGGTGCCGGTGCTGGACCTGTTGCATTGCCAAACTCGTCGGTTGGAGCCTGCTTCGGTGTGAACGCCGTCGCCAATGTCTGGATAGTACCAGCTCTTGCTTGCTCAGTTGCCGCAACTTTGCTGTCGATTTCCGCAGCCTTCAGCATCTCTTCAAGCTTCGCCATACGGGCTTGCATTGCAGCAACTTCAGGGTTTGGCGCGCCCGCTTCGTCGATCATCTTGAACAGCTTGTCTTTGTTCGGTGCGTTCGAGAGTTCGATCAGCACCTTCGGCGGGACCGCGTTCGGGCCAAGCTGCGAAAGCGTCTGCAGCAATTCTTCATTCATCGTCATGGTATCGGGGCCTTCATCCATGATGATGTCAACGTCGATCATGCCGATGATGTTCTGAGCCGTCGGCTGGCCAGTCATAGGATCGATCGAGAACTGGTTGAGACCAAGGAACTTCGGCGCGTCGCCGTCGTCCGTGATCCGGACCCACTTTTCGCCCGTCCATGCCTGCTTGATGCGCGCCCAGACCTTGCGATACACGCGCAGCTTCCAATCCCGGTTGCGTTCGAATACCGGCGACAATTCCGTCATGCCGCTACGCAAGAATAGCCCGGCCCGATTGGTCAGCGACCCCGCCGCCCTTGCCGATCAGTCCGGGGTTGGGCCCAAGGTTCTCAAGGCTGGACTGCGATTGAGCCAACAGCTCGGCCTGGCCTTGAATATCCTGGCTCTTATCGACAAACCCGGTGTCTTTGCCCCACTCGCCGTCATGCTCAATCACGCCATCAGCCTTATTGGCCTCACGGCGAAGCTGATCGATGTCATCGACTGAGCCGCGACGGATATAGACCGTCTTTTGACTGAGCAAATGCAGGAACTTCGACCGCCGATGGTTGATCTCGTCTTGCATCGGGATCATGTTGCGCGGCGGGCCGTAGCGGTTGCCCTTTTCGTCTACGTACGGCGACCATGCCACATAAGGGCAGTCCGGATTGCCTTCCTCATCGAGGTAAGCCGATATGCCAGCCTCGAGCACGACCTCGCCGCAGAAATAGCAAAAGGCCCATCCATTGGCCGTCTTGTGCCACATCTCGATCACGCGAATGCGGCGGTGCTCGAAGTCCGACCATGCTTGACCATAGTTCACGTCGGTCCAGGTCATGCGGCCGGCAGAGTTTGCGTGATCGATCAGCTCTTCGAGCTTTTCTGCCATCTGCGGCCACTTTTCCTTGGCGTCGTCAACGTCCATCCACAGATGGAGGCCCATATAACGCGCGTCGGAAAAGTCCGGCTTTATCGATCGTGGATCATAAAAGAAGCGGTCACGAGCAACGTGCTTGATCTCAGGGTCAAGTCCAGCCTTCGTGGACTTGATGCCGACAAAGCAGACGCCGATGCCTTCGACCATGCCGTCCTGCGTGCCATTGGACGCAACGGCCTCCCAGCGGTTGACCTCGCAGGCATAGCGCATTCCAGCGGTCGCAACGTCAGCCGATTGCTCATCGTTTGGCGTGCGCGGATAGGCTTTCGGATCGCGCCGCATGCGCTGCTCGACGCCGACCAAAAAATCGATCTTGCGGGCGATGCGGTTGTCGAAGATCGGCGCTTGGCCGCGCGCTCGAAGCTTTGCCTTCTGCTCTTCGGTCCATTGCTTCGCGTGGTAGTACTGGCTGGCGACAAGCATTTCGCCAAGCTCTTGCTGCTTGTTGGTCTCGAAAGCCTCGAACCAGCGCCGGTACTTTGGAATGTCGGGCGTATAAGCGTCTGGCGTGGACGCGCCACCGGCCACTGGCTGCAATTCAGCCGGCGGCATGATGGCTAGAGCGTTCGCCATTCGTCGTTCCCTCTTTCCTGTTGCATTTTACGGTAGCCTGCTGTCTTGGCCGTCTCTGGAAGCTTTGGCGTTGCGGCCGGTATCAACTCATCAAGCATCCGGCCAATGAGGCCGAAGGTGTCCACTTGGTCGTCATGTTTGCCAGCGGGGAACATCAGCAACTCAGATACGAAGTCGTTCACCCATGACGCCTTCTCGGGAAGGTAGACCTTTCCCATTGAGGTACGGGCTTGGATCGACCGCGATCGCGTCGGCTTGTCGTGAGCACTCGCAACCTGTTCGCGCCGGCAGTAAACGCGCTCTTCACGCATTCGCTTTTCGATGAACGGGCCGATCGACTTGATGATCTGGCCCTGCTCTTCGACCCACATCAGCGGCTTGTGCTGGCGCACCATATCGAGCCAGGCTTGGACCCACTGGTCAGAGGTCGTCTGGCCGCGCCAGAGATCCAGAACGTAGATGTTGTCATCCGGGTCAATCCCGACCACGAGATGAACGGTCCAATCCCCGTCGCCGTCGGTCACGGCATAGTCCGAAGCGCCATACACTCTGAGGTGCTTGGGCTTCTCGCCGTACCAGCGGAACCAATCGCGCTTGAAGTATGCGCCTTCGTCCGGTGTTGGCCGCTGCTGATAGAGCGCTGACCAATCCCGCGGTATCGACGCACGCTTGACGCGCTCAAGAGCTCCGAGCGGATAGAACTCAGGCCAGAGCGCTTTGCCATCTGGGCTGATCGCTGGGAGTTCCAGGATCGTCCACTGATCGCCGCCCTTAGCCTGCTCTTCCAACAGACGCCCTGTCAGGTCGTCTTCATGCCATCGGGTTTGCACCACGATGATTGCTTTCGGAAAGCGCGAGAGGACCGTTGACGAATACCAGGACCAGACCGTCTCACGCCTGCGCTCGCTATCCGCTTCGGCTCTGTCTTTCAGCGGGTCATCGATCAGGACGATGGGCCCGACCGTGCCGCGTCCCGTGAGCGCCGTGCCGACACCGGCCGAAATGTAATAGCCACCGTGCCCGGTACGCCAGAAGCCCTTGGCTCGGGTGTCTTCCTTCAACTCGACATTCGGAAACAGCGTGCGGTATTCGCTGGCCCTTACGATATCTCTGACTTCACCGCCGAACTCGGTTGCCTTGTCGTCGTTGTACGACGCGGAAATGATAGTCGCGTCTGGATGGTTGCCTAAATACCAAGCAGGAAATCGACGCGATGCAAGTTCTGACTTTCCATGCCGAGGCGGCATGTTGATCATCAGGCGGTCAATGTCACCACGGGCGACGGCTTCGAGCTTCTCAGCGATAAGACGGTGATGTGCGGCGGCGCGGTAGGATTGGTTGCCGTACTCAGTGAAGGCTATCAGGCTCTTGCGAGCGCCGCGCCTCTTCAATAGCTCGGTCGCTGCTTCCTGCTGCGATGGCTGCGAGCTCTGCGTCGGAGAGGTCTTCAACTGAGCGGATGACATTCTCGATGGTGCCTGAAACCTGGCTCAAATCCGGCATTGTCTTCTTCAACAGAATCTCAATCGCCTTGACTTGCGTAGGTTGTAGTTCAACCTTGCCAAGGGCATGATCTGTAAGGCGATTTACGAGCATACTGGTCTGTATGCGGTTACGCACTTCAAGCGGCCAACCGGTAGTTGCGGTACCCTTTCGAGTTCGTGCTGCCATTGGCTTAGCCACGCTGCTCTAGCGCGATTTGATGCTCGCACACTGCGATTGCTTTATTGAGCCACAACACGATGTCGGCGTGGATCGCCTCTTTGCCGGGCGGAGGCACTTTGACCAAACAGGCAAGGCAATGTCGCGCTCTGGCGATGACACGCTCATGGGGGCAACCACGTCCTGCGGCGGTGTTTGCAAGACGCTCAGTGCCAATCGCCGCGATAAGACTCTTTTCGAGTAGATAAGCAGCGCGGTCAGACAGGCCAGTCTCGAATGCAACGGCTACGGGAGCCTGACCCTTCTCAAGGTGGGCCACGATCGCATTGTGCTTCTTCGTTCCGCTCACCCGTCCAGCCTTAGCGTCCCGCACATGATGGTGCATGCGCTGGCCCTTACCCTTCCCTACATAGATGACGGTTTCCATGTCTGGGCATAGGAGCAAGTACACGTAGGATTTGCCGTCAAGCGGGCGGACGGGCAATAGGTCAACGCCCGCTATTTCGGACGCCTCACTGGCATTCCCCGTTTCTACGTAGGCTCGGGCGAATGCTTCCTGCTTTGGGGTCACGTGTAGTCCCTCGTTCCACAGCGGTCTATGAATGGGCTGGTTTGCACGATGAAGTTGTCCTCTAGAATAAGATTGCCGGCCGCCACTTCGGCATCCCACCTAACTAACCAGCGTCCTGCGCTGTCCGGCGTCACATAGAGCGAATAGGCGCCGACGCTATCCCTCACGAGTTCCCCGTCAGTGCCGCGCTTGTACGTGACGATTGCGCCGGACTCTGGCTTTCGGACTTTCGCGACCAATGCCACAGGGTCCGAAAGCTCGCCGTCATCGTCTAGAAACGACGCTTGCAGGCGGATCGTCGAGCCGATTCGGTTGGGCCCTGGAGAGATCATCGTGTTCTGCCTCGCCAGATGCCTGAACCGCCGGGCTTGGCCATCCCGATTTGGCTGCCGCGTCCGAAGCTTGATCCTATCCGAGTTCCGCCCAGGCTGCCTCCGGTGGTCGGCCCGCTTGAACGCGCCTTCTGCGTGCTGGCGGCTCCGACTAACGTCAGCGCGGCATTGCCTGTATAGGCGTGTGGCGACTTGGAATTGAGCCCCGCCCCGCCGAACACCATAGATGCGGTCCCACCGTTAAACGTGAACGTGTTCGGCTGGATATTGAGAAACAGCGACATGGCGAGCGCGCCTCTTAGTAGGAGGCGAGTTCTTCCCAATCGACTTGAACGCTGAAACGCCATGTGCCTGTTGCCGGAACCGTCGCCTCTATATCGAAGCCTTCGTTCTGCGCAAGGATGTAAGGCTGGTCGCCGGGGCGGCGATCAATCAGCGGGGTTCCTGGCGGCACGATGTTGATACCGGCTGTTGCCACCACAGAAGTGGTTATCGCAGCGATCGGGTCAGTATCAAGAACCCATGTGCCGCCGGTCAGAGCAGCGGTCGATGCTATGCGGATTTCGGCGACGCCCATCGTCGCCATGCTGGTTCTGAGCTTGCCGTTGTTGCCGGTCAGCGTGCCGGCAGTGCCGCCCGAGCCGTTGGCGGTAAATGTGCGAGCTGGCGTCAGCGTGAATGTCACAAAGCCCGCTGCGAAGGCAACGAGGTCACCGGCGCTGATCATAACGCGTTTGACGAGATAGACGTTGGCACTTGAATTGCGAAACTGAAATACGCTTGAACCGGCCGCCAAGCCAGCGGCCATGGTGCCAGAAGTCAGGGCTTTCGAGTAAACGCCGAGCGCACCCCAATCGGTCGGCCGGATGACCGTCTTGAGGGCTCTGTTTGCGTCCACATCCGCGACGACGCCACCGTTGCCTGCAACCTGAATTGCCATATTTTGCTATCCGTTCCAAACCCATGCGACGGTCCACTTCCCCCAGCACACGCTAGGCCCGCCGTTGGTATTGACCATGCCTTGGCCTAAGCCGCTGTTGATCGAATCCCCGGCGCCGTTATCAGGATCGCCACGGGCGTAAATCGTAAAGCCGACACCAGCCGAGACATTGCCTGCGAAGACACGAGGCGGGTCTACCCAGTGCTCGTCTGCGGTGTGGTCGGCCGTATCGGTAGGAAATACCCATGCTTCCACGAGAGCAGCGCCAGAGATGAGCGTCTGACCCGTGATCGCCACCGTTACATCGGTAACGCCTGGGAAGGCGCCAAAATCAACGACCGTTGTTCCTTGCCCGCTCATTGGCTCAATCCAGTGTTAGATTGAGAGTGACCTTCACCTGATCGCCGTTGTTGACGATTTGGTAAGGGCCATCGGTGAAGCGTTCGGCGAAGAAGAGCCGGCCGGAAGAGGCTCGCGTTAGGTAATATCCGTACACTGCGCCAAGACCGCCGGTGAAAGTGAAGGTTTGTAGCGGGAAGGCTGCAGTGCTTGGTGCGCCTTCGGTGATTACCCAACTTGAAGCTGTGAGCGAGATAGCAGCATAACCAAAGCCGGTTGCCTCGGTGTATGTAGCTGCAGTGTCGGTT